GGTGGGGGGCACGTCGCAGGTTTGACAACCTGCCGCAAGTTTGCGCATTCTTAACAACTCTCTTTCTCAAGAAGGAGTGCTTATGGAGATCGAAAATGAGGAAGCGTCGCTCCAGTTGGACCTCTTCCCAGAAATGGGTATTGAGGTTAGTTGGATTGATTCTCCTTATGCTTGGTACTATCTCGATGCTCGGGCTCTGCGTTTATACGCGGAGTTCCTGCACCGAATCAATAGCCCCTTGCCTGTCTCTTGTAAGCGCCTTCAATAAGTTAGTGGAGAAGTTAAGTGTCGAGCGGTAGTTGGTCCATCGGAGATTTCGGCGTCGGCGCTTTTGCTGCTTCAAAGCAGTGGAGCGGTGGCGACGGGAAGTATGAAACTTGGCCCGGAGGGATCCGCGCTAAGTGGAACAACTATACAATGTTGCATCACAAACTAACCCAAGATACTTCGGCAGCTCCCTTCTTTCCAGATGGGAATGTGCCACTTGGGGATATTAGTGTTTACAAGGGTTACGTAGGCTGGAGTGACAATGACGAGCTACGCTTGCTTAACAAGCTTGCGGAGCGCGTTAAGGGTCATTCCTTTGACCTCGGCATTAATATAGCCGAAGGTGCGAAAACCTATGGTACTATCCTTAGCAACTTACGTTCTATCGGGAAAAGCCTCCTTTACCTAAAGCACGGTAACGTGCCAGCGGCGTTGAGAACGTTGGGGGCTACCGCATATAATCCTCACAATCGCGACAAAGGCTTGATAACCTTCAAGCGACTGTATGCAAAGGATTTAAGCGGTCGATGGCTTGAGACTCAGTACGCCTTTCTTCCGTTAGTCAGTCAGTCTTACGAAGCCGCTAAGGCTTTGAAGGCCCTCACTGGTGCTAGACGGTATAGGTTCACTGTTAGCTCAGGTACTAAACGGGCTGTGTCGAACATTAGTCCGACACCTAGCTATGTGGACCGGGCGAGCTTTACTTACTCAAAGCGGCTCCTTGCGGAGCTGTCAGAGGACATAAGCTTCAACCGTTCGCTAGGCTTAACTAACCCTGCAGCAATTGCATGGGAAGTAGTCCCGTGGTCGTTCGTCATAGATTGGTTTCTTCCAATCGGATCTTACTTATCAGCTTGGGGAGTAATCCCGGCGTTGAAAGGTAGGTTCTTAAGTGTCGAGCGAGGTGCCGTAAAGGGCGGAGTCATCCAGAATCATGTTCCTGGATGGCTGCCGGGTACTCATTACGAGAAATCAAATCGTAAGGAGGAAGCGTTTCGCATTACGCGAACCGTGTCTTCGTCGCTTAGTTGTCCAATGCCTACGTTCAATAGGATACCAAGGGCATTATCGCCCAAAAGGCTCCTGAACGCTGTGGCTTTGATACATCAGAGACTTCGGTAAATAAAGCACTTTGAATGTGCTATCCTCGTGGGTGAACCCAAAAGGGGTCTATCTACGGTTATCTCTTAGTTTCTCAACTTAGCATAGGAGGCCTTACAATGGCCGCAATGACAAATCTTCTTGTCAAAGACGACGGAACTCCAACAGAGTTCACCTTGGCTCCGATCACGGATACGCCATGGCCCTTTTGGAGGGCCGCTGTGGCGAACGTACCGGTGGATGGTCAACCGAGACTGACTTTCTCGATCGAGAAGGTCAAGTCGGGTGATTACAAGGCTACGGCGAAGCTCGAGGTCCCCGTTATGGAGACCCTGGGTGCCTCAGGAACTTCCGCGGGCTATGTTGCCCCCCCGATGGTTGCTTATACCAGTGTCGGGATTTTGACGATTTTCTGCTCGGCGCGATCGACGATCGCTGACCGTGCAAATCTCGTGCGGATGTTGGCCGGTATTGTCCAAGGTGCGTCCAGCACCACCAATACCGGTACTCTCGCGAACAATGCTGCGGCTGATGCATGGAAGGGCTCTGTGCTTCCTATCACGCAAGCGTTTATTAGCTTGATCCAGCCTAATTAGGTAAAAGTTAGGCTAGCCTATCATTTCGCTCTATAAGGAGGAGCTTATGTCAGGGTTTGAGGAAAGTAAAGGAAGGGGTAAAACCCTTGCCTTCATCCGGGATCTCTCGTCTGAGTGCGCTGTTCTGGGCGGCCCCCTGTGTGAGCGGCTTAACGCTCTTATACAGAAGGGTGCCTATCGTGATGTCGTCGACTTTAAAATCGACGTCTTAGCGTTGGACGAAAGCCAGTCTAGTGATTACCTGTATGCCCGACAAATCAAGGCCCTTGTTGAAAAACAGGATTTCCTTGACCTCGGGTATGATAGGGAAAGCGAAGCTGTCAATAAGTTCAGAGCGGCGGAACAGGAATGCCGCGATGCGAACACGAGGTTGTGGAACGAGCGTCCCAAGTGGGACGTGGGCGGTGTATTGTATACCGCTCAACGAATAATCGCTCAAGTACTCGGCCCTGTGCCTAGCTACGCGGACTTGTCTTTCTTGTTCGGACCTGGTGCATCGACTAATGTCGTTGGGCGTATAGCGAGCTTCAGATCGAAGCTCGGAGCGCCAATGCAGTGTAGTGAGTCCTTGGTTAGCGGGCTGGGTGACTTCCTTGCGGAGTTTCCCCTATGGTGTGACGCTGTGGCTGTTAAGCACGATACGCAGATTGTGGCTGACGA